TTCGCGGGCGCGGCGGGCGGCGATGGTGTCGCGCTCGGCCTGCAGCTGGGCCTCCAGGCGGGTCTGCTGCTGCTCGCCGGCGGCCAGGCGCCGGTCGCGCTCGGCCTGCAGGCGGGCGTCCAGGTCGGCCTGTTGGCGCTGCAGCTGGGCTTCCGTGTCGGTCTGCCGGCGCTGCAGGGCGGCCGTGTGGGTGGCCTGGTCGCGGTCCAGGTTGGCGCCGTGGACGCGGGCTTCGCGGGCGCGGCGGGCGGCGATGGTGTCGCGCTCGGCCTGCAGCTGGGCCTCCAGGCGGGTCTGCTGCTGCTCGCCGGCGGCCAGGCGCCGGTCGCGTTCGGTCAGCAGGCGGGCCTCCAGGTCGGCGTGTCGGCGCGCCAGGGCCGCGCTCTGCTGGTTGGCCAGCCGTTCCAGTCCGGCCAGACGGCGGTCGCGCTGGGCCTCGAACTGGGCGTCGCGCTGTTGCATGGCCCGGTCGGCCCCGATGTTGGCGCGCTGCGACAGCGCCTGATAGCGCGCCAGTTCCCGCGCCATGGCGCGTTCGTGACGGAAGCCGGCCTGCAGCTGGGCGTTGGACAGGGCGGCGTTGCCGCTTTGCCGCGCCAGATTCACGCCTTGATTGATCGCCAGCGGAGCGATCGAGGAGAAATCGGCCATCAGTCGTTCACTTTCATTTCGGTGGTGATCGATAGCAGCGTCATCGCCAGGGGCTGGTCGCCCTCGATGCGCCACAGGGGTTCGGTTCCGGCCGGCCGCCAGCCCAGGGCACGCACGCTCCGGTCGCCGCTGTACGGGGGGATCGGCGGGTCCGGTACCGGGTCGCCCGGGTCCGTGAAGGGGACCGGCCGGGGGCCCGCGCCGGTGTCGACGGACAGCGCGGCGGTGTCGTGCAGGCGGAAGGTCGCCTCCACCAGCCGCACCTTGATCGCGTGGCCGGTGCCCTGGGCGTTGGCCGCCAGCGGCGGCAGCGGCTCCACGACGTGCGTGTAGGGCAGGCCGATCGCGACCGCGGCGGCCGGCGCGTCCAACTCGATCGCACCGCCGGTTACGGTGAGCCCGGTCTCGACCTGGCCGTCGGCGACCACCTGCACCTGCCGGCCTTCCAGGTGGTCCAGGCCCGACCACACCGATGCGGGCGGGTCGGCCGTGCCGTCGACGGCGGAGTCCAGCAGCAGCCCCGGGTCCAGCTGTTCCAGCATCCAGCCGCCACTGCGCTCGACCAGCAGCACCGGGCGGTCGTCGACCACGGCGAGCGCATGGACCTGTCCGTCGGTGACCAGCCGGCTCCAGGCGGCGACGCCCTCGCTGCGCACCTGGGTCAGCATCGCCACCGTGCCGTTGCCCAGCACGCAGAACAGCTGCCGGCGGGCCGGCTGGGCGTCGATCTCGACCACGTCCTGCACCAGGTGCCGGGCCAGCAGTGTCAGGTCCTCGGTGCGATAGCCGCGGGCGCTCTCGGCGTAGGCGAACGAGCTGACCGTGCCGCCGTGGCGCGACACGAACAGCGCGGCGCCGTCGACGATCTTGGGCGCGACCCAGCGGTCGGCGCGCGCGCCCACCTCGGTCTGGCGCTTCACCTGGACCGAGGTCGGGGTCAGGGGGTCGCCGGTCACGCGCCACTCGCCGCCGCTGGTGAACACCAGCAGTTCGCCGGCCGACAGCAGCCCGCGCACCGCGTTCACCTGATCGCTCAGCAGCGCAAAGTGGATGGCCTCGTCGTCCAGGCCGGTGCCGGGGTCGAAGTTGAACAGATCCTCGGTCTTGGACAGGAACAGGTGGTTCGGCGTCGCCTTGCCGCCGCCCAGCACCAGGCGGTTCTGGTGGAACGCCGCCACCTCGGGGTAGCCGTGCGCCTGCGAATAGGCCGCTTCGACCCAGTCGCGCGTCGGCGCATCGCTGGCCAGGTCGACGGTGATCTCGACATCGACGTTGCGCGCGTCGACGACCTGGGTGATCAGGGCCTCGCCACCGTGCAGGCGCAGGCGCGCGCCCTGGTGGCCGGCGCTGAACACGTCCGCGGAGGCCACGATGCGCACGCCGCTGCCGGTCGTGCCGGCCGGGTCCAGCGTCACGCCGGGCGGCGCGATGCGGGCGTAGGGCGCCATGTGGCGCGGGCCCACCTGGGCGAACTTGAGCTGGTCGATATGCCAGGTGCCGGCGGCGTCGCGGGTGATCAGGCGCGGCACCACGTCCGGATGCGTCACGATCAGCGTGTCCGCGCTCTGCACCCAGGAGATATCCGACAGCAGGCTCTTGTGCCACGGGGCGGATATGTGGCCGGTCTCCAGCACGCCGTCGCGGAACACGTCGAGACGGAAGCTGGTGAAGGCGAGCAGGTAGCTCTCGTCGACGCTGAACTCGAACGGCACCAGCCGGGCCTGGCCCGGCAGCTCGTGCAGGAACCGCAGGCCGGGCCGGCGCTCGACGCCGCCGGTGGCGTGCACGCGCACGTTGGTCAGCTCGCGCGCGCCGTTCGTGTAGACCTGCAGGTCGCCGCGCCCGAGCAGGCGCGGGTCGACCTCGCCGCCGGCGAAGTTCGTGGTGTAGACGTGCTGCCGGGTCATGCGCCGCGTGCCTCGACCAGCGGGAACTGCTCGATGCGGGGCGGCGCGTCCTGCTGCGAATCGATCTGCCGGGCGCGCTGCAGCTCCCGGTCGGACAGGCGGGCCAGGGTTTCCGCGCGGCTGGTGCTCTCGGTCAGCGGCAGGCAGAACTCCGCGGCCAGGCGGGCGCTCAGCGCCTGCTCGAAGAACGGCGGGAAGTCGCTCTCCGGCGGCCGATAGACGTAGGTCAGGATCACCGGGTCGGCATCCGTGTGCAGGCGGCGCTGGGCGATCCGGTATTCCAGGCCGCGGCCGCGCCCGGGCCGGCCGGCGGACAGGGCGCGCAGGAAGTCCGGCGGCAGCTGATAGGCGTGCGCATAGTCGGCCACCGGTTCCTGCGCCACCTGCGGCAGCTGCGCCTGGGCGGTGGCAAAGTTCCAGGGGTGCGCGGACAGCAGGGCATCGCGCAGGCCGGGGTAGAGCTGGCCCGCGACCTGGGCCTCTGTGCTGGCGTCGTCGAACGCGGCGATCGGGCGCGCGCCCAGGGCGATCAGGGCGCGCGTGCAGAGCTGGACGGCGGTGGACGCCATGGCGGCGGGTCTCCCGGGTCAAAGGACGGAACGGCATGCCGAAAAAGCGAGACGCCCCGCGGGCGCACGGGCCGGCGGGGCGTCTCGAGGCGGGAGGCAGGGGGGCTCGGGGACGACCGGCGTCAGTCCGTGTCGGTGCCGCCGATCTGGGTCAGGTCGGCGACGTCGACGCTGCCGGCGCTGTTGGCGTTGACGTGGAAGATGCCGGCGGCCGGGCTGCTGTCGGTGTCGACGTTGGCGAAGATCATGTCGCCGACGCGCAGCATGTCGGCCGCGGCATTGAAGTAGCCGGCGCTGTCCACCGCGGCGGCGGCGTCGACCGTGGTGTAGTGCCAGAGCGTGAAGCCGTTGGCGTAGGCCAGGACGCTCAGGTTGCGGGCCTGGAAGGCCATGGCGGGTCTCCTTGGATGTTTTCGAGACGACGGGCCTCAGGCTGAGCAGGCCCGTCAGGGCCATGTCGAAGCCACCCGGCACCGGCGCGGTGGCGCGGCGGGTCCTTCGACACGCCCGGCTGCGCCGGGCTGCTCAGGATGAGGCTTCGACGCGCCCGGCTGCGCCGAGCTGCTCAGGATGAGGCTTCGACACGCCCGGCTGCGCCGGGCTGCTCAGGATGAGGGGGACGAAAGCGGGCCACGGCAGTCTCGCGTTAGCTTTCGGCGCAGCGCAGCGTGACCACGCCGTCGCCGTCGACCAGGCAGGCGCCCTGGCTCATCATGTTGTTGACGAAGTGCGCTGCGCGGTCGCCGTGCCAGGTGATGTCGGAGGCGACATCGGAGCCGCTGGCATGGCCGATCGCGGTCTTGTGGTACCAGTGGCAGAAGCGCACGCCGGCACTGAGCGTCAGCCCGGAGTGCGGGATCCACAGCGTGCCCAGCCAGCGCTTGGCCTGGGTGCCCTTCCAGGGCAGCTCGTCCGGGCCGACGTAGTCGGCATTGGCGAACTCCTGGATGTCCAGGAGCTCGGACCACTGCTTCCAGCCGATCACGGCGTAGCGATCGCCGTCGTCCGGCACGTCGACCGCGCCCAGCGCCTCGAACGCGGCCAGCGCCTTGACCTTGGTCAGGCCGTCGGTGTCGGCGCCGGCATAGTTGCTGGACTGGTCGAGCGCGGCGATGATCAGCTCGTCGGTCTTGCGCCCGAGCGCGTAGGCGCCGGCGTTGGCGACCACCATGCGCTCGTCGATGTTGATCTTCAGCTCGTCCAGCTTGTCCACCCAGTCGCCGGCGTACCAGTCGGCGAGCTGGCACTCGACCGGGGTGTGGTCGAGGCTCATGGCCGGAATCTTGCCGTGGCGCGCCTTGGTCGTGGCCGCGCCCTTGCCGACCTTCTGGAAGGTGGTGCTGGCGCCGCGCACGTTGGACTTGGAGCGCACGGTCTGGCGCAGCTTGGAGCCCTGACGCTGGTAGGCCTGGTGCACCTCGCTCTGGAAGTGCTTGATGAAGGCCTGTTCGACCTGGTTCGACATGTTCGCTTCTCTCGTTGCTGTGACGACGTTGGGAGGCGCGCACGGCGGGTTGTCGCGTCAGCGGCCCGAGGCGTGCGCACACGCCGCCCCGGCCCGCGCCCCGGGGGCGCGGGTTGTCGGACGGCGGCGGAAAAGGGGGGATGTGCCGGGTCGGCGCGCGGCCGGCCGCCGCCGCCGGCGGCTTCGGGGAACAGGCGGCGGAAGCCGTCCTGAACCTGCTTGACCGTGGCCGGGTCGCGCTCGCGCCAGTACTTGGGATCGGCCATGATCCGGCGCAGTTCGGCCTCGCCGCCGGCCGGTTCCGGCGTGCTCCCGGCGCCCAGGCCGGGTTCGCCGTTGGCCATCATGCGGTGCATCGCGAGCACGCCCTCGAAGGTTCCGGACAGGGCCTCGAACACCTCCTCCGGCAGGTTCTTCCGGCCCCAGGCGGCGAGCTGGCCGGAGATCTCGCGCCACTTGTCCTCGCCGCCGAAGTGGTCGACCAGGCGCTCGGTCTGGCGCTCGGCCTCGAAGCTCTCGGACACCTCGGCCAGTGCCGGCAGCATGTGTTCGGCGGCGATCTCGTAGACCAGCTGCACCTGGCCCGGCGTGAAGCCGGCGGCGTGCAGGCGGGCGTTGATCTCCGGGTCCGGCTGGATCAGATCGTCCGGCGCCTCGATCGCGTAGTCGTCCGGGGTCTCCGGCACCCCGACGGCGCGGCGGAACTGCGCGAGCTTGTTGGGGTCCGCATCGTCGCCCGGCAGCTCGACCATGCGCGCCAGCTTGCGCTCCAGCTCCCGGTAGGAGGCCAGCAGCGCCGGCACGTTGACGGCGCCCGTCTCGGGGTCGCGGAACTTCTCGGGCACGTCGGCGCCGGCCGTGGCGGGGTCCGGCGCAGCGGCCGGCGGCGCCGCGCCGGCGGACGCGGTGTGCGGGCTCGGCAGCGGAATCGGGTCGGACTTGGGCATGCTGGGTCTCCTCGAAGACAGGGCGCGGGATCCGGAAAGGCGGGCTCAGGTGCCGTCGCGGCCGCGGCGGACCAGGCCCTCGATCAGGGCGACCAGGGCGCGCTGGCCGTCCAAATGGCGCAGCGCGGCCTCGCTCGCCGCGGGGCCCTGGAAGCGCTCGAAGGTCAGGCGGCGCAGGTGCGCCAGGACGCGGGCGCCGTCCGGCCCGGCAAAGGTCCGGGCGAAGGCCCGCGCGATCTCGGCCTGGTCGGCGCCGTCGGGCGCGCCCGGGGGCGTCGGGGCGCTCACGGCCGGCCCCCGCCGGTCGGCTGCGGCCGCGGTGCGTTAGCGGTTGCGGGGCCAGTTGCGGGGTCGGGTGCCGGCGCGGGCGCGGTCTCGGCGGGCCCGGGCTCGGGCGCGGTCGGCCCGGGCGGTGGGTCGCCGGCGCGCCGGCCGGCGTCCGCGCCGTCTGCCGCGTCGGCGCGGATCAGCTCGGCGGGCACCCCCATGGTCCGGCCGATCCAGCGCGCGGCCTTGGGCAGATCGACCGTGGACAGGCCGGCGTCGCCCAGGCCCGCGGCGCGCTCGATCCAGCCCACCGTGTTGGCGACGTCCTTGCGCGCCTGCACCTGGGCCAGGGGCGCGCGGTGCTGCAGCACCACGCTGCGCCCGTCCAGCGCGATCGGATCGATCTCGCCGCGCCGGGCCAGGATCGACAGGGCGCGCGCAGCCAGCGGGTTCAGCAGCTCGGCCTGGAGCCGGCCGTAGGTCGCGCCCAGCAGGCGCGCGGTCTCGGCCGCCCGCTCCATCACCTCGGTGGCGGTCATCTTGGGGTCGTCGACCTGGCCCAGCTGGCCGGTCAGCAGGGTGGTTCGGATGCGCTGGCGCAGGTCGCTCAGCACCAGTTCGGAGACGTCGAAGCGCCCCGGCGGCTGCAACGGCGTCAGCCCGCCGGAGCCGACCGCCTTGGGAATGATCGTGCCCGGCGTCAGGCGCACGCTGGCCGGGTTGAGCACGCCGTCGTCGTCGGCCTGCCAGATGCCGGTGACCGCGATCGACGCGTTCTTCAGCACGAGTTCGACCACCTTGTTGGCGGTCTTGATGTCGGGCAGCGCCCGCATCACCGGCGAGCGGCCATAGACCTCCCCCGGCGCCTTCATCCAGCGGAAGTTGACGAACGGCGCGCGCCCGAACCGGCCGGTCGCGAGCAGGCGCGGCTCGCCCATGCCGTCCGCGCTCTCCAGCACCGCCCGGTAGTCGTAGGCGGCCCCGTCCGGCAGCACGGCCTCGATCACCGGGTGGCGGCGCCGGTCCGGGTCGCCGTCCTCCGGGGCGTGGCGCGTGTCCGGCGGCAGCGCGTCGGCGCCGAACCGCCGGGTCAGCTGCTGCCGGTTCAGTTCGCTGCGGCGGAAGGTGACGTCGAGCTGCCCGTCGGGACCTTCCTCCAGCACCGCCTCGCGCAGCGGCACCGCGGTGAAGCGGAACGCGCTGGGCGCGCCCAGCGGCGCCTCCTCGAACAGCAGGCTGGCGGTGCCGAGCACTACCAGGTCGAGGTAGCACTGATGCATCTCCACGGCGAAGTTGGAGCGGTCCAGGTGGCCTTGCAGCACCTGCTCCACGTGGGTCAGGCGCGGCCCCAGCCGGGCCGCTTCGCCGGCCGACAGCTGCGGACCCGGCGCCAGCCCGATCCACTGCGACCAGGGCGGCGTCAGCTCGGCCAGCAGGCTGGCGGCCAGCTGCTCGGCGGCGTCGCCGGCGGTGGCGTCGAACAGGCGCTCGCCGCGCCGCTCGCCGGGACTGGCCGGCCCCAGCGCGCCGTCGCGCTGCGGCAACGTGTGGTCGACGCAGTCCTGCCAGTGCGATTCCCAGGGCGCGCGGCGCTCGCGGGCGCGGCGGTAGCGCGCGACCAGGCGCGCCGCTTCGTCGCCGGCAGCGGGGTCGGGCGCGGCGGAACCGGGGACGGGCGGAACGACAGCGGGCATCCGGGCCTCCTTGTGGCACGGGCGAAGTGCGGCCGTGCGGCTAGGGCATGAGGGCGGAACGCAAACGGCCGCCGCGTCGCTTGCGGACGCGGCGGCCGTTGCGGGCGCACCTGGGGTGTTTGTGGGGCTGTGTATATTCCTATTTCTGGTCGGAGTCAAGGACTTTTTTCGGATCTTTTGTGAGCCATCGAAACAGCTGCCAGGGCGTCAGCACGAACCGGGCGCGCAGGCCGAGCACGCGCTTGACCGCCTCCACGCAGGTGTAGGGCGCGATCGGGGCCAACCGCGGTTCCGGCGCCTGCGGGCGCACCGGCACCGGCAGGCAGTCGTGGGCCAGCAGCCAGGCGACCGGACAGAAGCCCGGCCGGTCGCGCACCACGACCAGTTCGGTGACCTGTGCCAGCGGGTCGTAGACGACCCAGCCGCGGCCGTCCCACAGCAGCACCAGGCAATGGCGAAAGCCGGGCTTGAGCCAGCGCAGCCAGCGGATCTCGGTCTTGCCGGAAAAGCCGACCACGGCCAGGCGGGCGCCCGCGCGGGCGGCGGCCGGGGCGGCGTCGGGGGCGGCGCTCACGCCGCCGGCTCCGCCACCGGCCGGGCCGGCGGCGCGGCGACGATCCCCTTGGCGGTCAGCACCGGCGTCAGTACCGCCATGGCTTCCTGCCACAGGTGCCAGGCCCGGCGCTCGCGCCGGCGGTCGCGGTCGGGGCGGCAGAGGGCGCGCCCGTAGTCGGCCAGCACGCGCAGGTGCTCCGGCAGCAGGCGCCGGCGCCGGTACAGGCGGTCCACGACCGTCAGCACGTCGAGCGGCTCGCAGGGGCGCGGCACCAGGCCCTGGCCGGCGCTGACCCGGGCGCCGTCGAGCTGCGCGAGCCGGGCCTGCACGGTCCAGAACCAGGCGGCCTCGGCGCTGTCGAACGGCGTGGCGTCGGGAGTCGGCGCGGAACGGGGGATGAAACGGTCACGGGGCACGGCTTAACCTCCTCCTGGTTGCAGGACTTCGCACGCACGTTGCGTGAACATAAAAAGAACATATCCGCGTTCGATCCTATGTCAACGAGAAAATCGGTAAATGTTCCTAATGACCGCACGCGGAACATATAAGATTCTGATCCCATGTTGCGGCATGCGGACATCTGGCGCGCGATCGAC